CCTACGAATCCACTTGCGTTTGGAGTGTGCTGTAAAACAGAATCAAGTATTAGACTTGCTACTTCATCATATTTTCTAGCTACATCTCGTGGGGTTCTAGTGAAATCAATACTTCCATCGTCGTTAAAAGCCATAAACTGATTCAAAGTATCAGTTAAATTTAATATTTCTTTTTTAAGTTTTGGGTTAGTGCTAAAGTTTTTAATAGTGCTTTTTTCTTTATAAGTACCTTTTTTGTCAACTATAAAAGCGTTATCAATAAGGTCTTTGTAAGCTTTATCCCAATCTGATACCTCTTTGTCCCATTTTTCTTGTTCTTTTTGAAGGAATTTGTTTAAAGCTAAATTTCTAGCTTCTTCTCTTTTAATATCTTGTTCAATGTTAAATTTATCCACATCAGCTTGAGAAATAGTATCGTCTCCAGTAGCTTGAAAGTTACTCATTTTATAGAAGTTATTAAAGTAATCGTTACCTGTCATACCAGTAGACGCCATAATAGCCGCTGTTACTGCTGTTCTACTAATGTTTACTTCAGGATCCCAAACTGGCCCAGCTGCTATACCTTCTGGGTTTTCTATATTGTTCTTTTCTATATACTCTTTAGCTTTGTCTACAGTTTCTGCATCAGTACCTAAAGCTTTTAACTTAGCTTCATTATTTTCATTTGCAGCCCATTCCATAAACTCATCTTTACCTTCTGGTATTTTCTCATCAATACCAAATCTTTTAGCTTCGTCTGGAGAGATATATTGGTTATTTATTTCCATTATCTCACCTATTAAAGTTGCTTTTTCTTTTTCTAAATCTTGAATAGCAGAGTCTGTATACCTCGCTCTTACATCCTCGTTGTCTAAGATGTCGTTTATTCTTTCTAGTCGTTCGTTTTTAGGTTGAGTTAATCTATTGGCTTTATTTATTTCTGTCTGTCTTTCAGCTCCCATGGCTCCTTGTATTGCTTTAATATTATCCGCAAGCCCTTGTTTACCCATAGCAACATTTTTTTCTTGTTCTGCTTTATGAGTAGACAGTTTTTTGTATTTTTTATTACCAGTTGCAGTGGTGCCATCTGCTATATAAATTTCACCACCCATTTTTGTATATTTGCTAGTGTGTGCCATACCAACATTTCTATCAGGTATATCTTCCAAAGGAGTGTTTTCTATTTCTTCTATTTCTCTTAGCGCGGCTTCACCATTTCGCCATTTACCATTATTCTTTTTCATTTCGCTTTCTATGTTTTTTAAACTAAAAGGGTTTGGTTCTCTGTCTCGGTTTCTAGGAAGATTAGGAGCTGCAACAATTGTATCTTTAACTGAGTCAAATAAAGTTTCTGCGTCACCTTGATTTAAAAATTTTGTAGGAATTCCGTTTTCATCTAATTCTAAATTTTGAATAATGTTAAGTGCATCAGTATTTTCGCCACCAGATGTTCGCATGCTTTCAGTTGGTCTAGCATCTTCAATCTTTTTGTCTATATTTGCGTTGTAGTTTTTAATTGCAGGTAATATCTTCTCGTCGTATATTGATATTGCTTCAGGTACAGGAACCTCATTACTTACTATTTTATCTTCTAAATCTGAAATAGCATCTTGAACAGTCCCGCCATCTGCAGGACTACTATCACCAGTCCCAGTTCCAGTAGTGCCCGGTTGGGTATCAAGTCTGGTACCAGAGGCTAAGCCTGTTCCTCCTTGCGATGGGGGTAACATACTTCGAGCTTCATCTACTGATTTCCCATACTTTGTACTGGCTACTATTTGTGAGGAAAGCCCAAGAGATCCACCTATTTGTTGGTTAAATTTTATTTCTCTTGCCCCATGACCAGTTGCTACTAGTTGCCCTAAATCAAAAAAACTAGTTCTACCGTCTTCAGCATCAAGAGAAAACGCAGCTACTTGGTTATCTCTAGTTGTACCCCTCATAGTTTTTGGCACTAGCTTTTTAAAACCTTGGTCGTCTCGTGTTTCTAAAGTAAACATTACTTGGTTATCTTTGTTTACAAATATATCAACAAGAGTCCCTTGTTTGTTTATACCTGCTTCCTCATCGAAGTACCCTTCCATTAAAGCGTGACTAGAAAAATAATCTAATATTTC